CTTAAGTTCCTTGGCTTTAGTTTGAACGTCAGTAATTTTATTTAAGCGAAACTCTTCTTCTATAGATTGAGTGCATGTAGGGCATGATACATTATCAGTAAAGAACTTGTGTTCCTTGGTAAGGGTTGATACTTTATTAGATAATTTACCTTTTAGATTGTTAAGTTTTAGTAACTTTTCACCTGCACCAGTAAGTTTTTTTTGCTCCTCTGTAAGACCATTTACATTATCCTCTAATTTTTCAGTTTGCATCATCAGGACACAAACTTCATCACCTAAATTATCTCTTTTCTTTTGATTTTCTGCAATATTATTCTTTCCCTGATCTTCTAATTCCTTGATAAAATTCTTTTGCATTGATATTTTATCATTCAAATTTTCTTTTTTCAAATCTAAAGATCTTAAATTTTCTCTTTGAACTCTTAATTTTTCCCTAATAATATTATTCATAGCAGAAAATATACGAATATCTAAAAGATCCTCTATAACTTCTCTACGATTATTCACAGATAATTGCATGAAAGGAACGAATGTGCTACTTCCTAGTATGACTATCTGAGTAAATGATTTATAATTTAATTTTAAAATATTTTCTTCTAATATTTTCTGATTTGATCTATCATCTGACTGTTTATTCAAACAATTTCCATCTATTTCAATATCAAATACACTTGGTTTGATACCTCTTCTAACCAAATAATTTTTACTATTAGAAGAAAATTCTATTTCTACCAGACAATCTTTTTCATTTGTAGAATTAATTAATTGTGATTTATTAATTTTTCGAAAAGATTTATTAAACAAAACAAATGTTAATGCATCAAGCATCGTAGATTTTCCTGCACCATTTATTCCAATAATTAAATTAGTTGCAGATTCTTGAAAATCAATTTCATTCCAATGATTTCCTGTCGATAGGAAATTTTTCCATTTTATTTTTTTAAAAGTTATCATCTTTTAGGTGGCACTACAATGTCATTCTTAGTAATAATTGCATACTTATAATTATTAAGTCTACATGTTTTAATTGCTAATTCATCATCTATTTCTATAACATCCATTTCTTTATTTTCTTCATCCTCTAACATCATAGCATATCTATCTGCATCATCTTCCTGTTCGAAAAGAAACAATACTTTATGTCCTCTTTTATCTTCAACAGCAAATATACCCTCATTTTTTCTATTTTTTAAACTAAGAAGATACATTACTCTACCTCGCATGCTTGTTTGTATAAACTTTGAAATATATTTTTAACAACGTTCTTATCATAATCGAAATCAGAATCATCAATATAACGATTTAAAATAGATAGTGTATTTTCTTCATCATAATCTTCAAAATTATCACTAGTATTTAATGCAAAATTTTCAACAATCTTCAAATCTTGAATACCAGAATTATAAAGTTTGTCAATAAATTTTTCAAATAATTTAATATCAGTTTTTTTACGAACAATAACTTTTACTATCTTATTATTATATTGTCTAAAATCAAAAGTTTGATAGGGTGTATCATCATAATAAATGTTATAAAATAATCTATATGGATTATTTATTGATCGATGTGTTTTCTCATCGGTGTCAAATATGTGAAATCCTCTATCATCATTGACATCATTCCAATACATTTCGTAGGGATTTCCTAGGTAATATATTTTTTCATTATCAGATCTTGTATGATAATGTCCTGAGTATACTTTATCAAACTTACTGAAAATATCAATATTCATACCATCTTCCATTACATGATACTTATGTGCTTTAAATCCATTCAATTCTAAATGTCCCATAGCAACTTTCGCATCAGTTTCTTTAATAGTGGATGCAGTGTCTTCATAATTTTCAGAATTTATCCAAGGGAGCATTAGTATTTTCAATCCATCTAACTCTATTTCGGTAGGTTTTGAATATACATTTATGTTTGAATAATTTCTTAGAAGTAATTCTGGTGAATTTACATCATTAGTATTTTTATAATAACAATCATGATTACCTATTGTCAAGTGTACCTTATACTTTTTTAATGGTTCAAATACTACCCTCTTTGCCCACTCAAGACTTTGTAAATCAATTGATTTTCGACTGTCAAATATATCTCCCATATGAATCACAGTATCTATCTTATGCTTTTCTAAAGAAGGAAAGAATATATTCTTATAGAATAGTTCAAAATAATCATGAAGATGCTTTGAACCTTTACGTGCTCCGTAATGAGTATCCGTTATAATTGCTACTTTCATCTATTATTATTTTTATATTGAATATTATCTTTTATTGTATTATAATCAGAACTCGCACCAGAAAGTGCACCATCATCTACAGTCATCACTTCATCATATCCAGATTTCTCTATAATTTTAGTTTTTATATCTAGTTGTTTTTTTTCTTTTTGTATTCTCCTTAGAAAGGCATAGTGTACAATTTGAGTAAAATATGCAAATGGATTACGTGATTTTTCAGGATCAAAGTTGTTTATGTACTGAACACAATTTTCAATACCATCAGATATCATATCTTCACGAAACATATAGTTAACAAAATTTGGTTTGAACGATAAGTGTGTAGCAATCTTTAAAAAACACTCTCCAAGATAATTCGGAATCAAAGGTTTACCTTCCCAAGGTCCTGTCTTGGGTGGATCTTCATTATACTTTTTAACATAGAGTTCCTTTGCTTTTAAAACTTTAGATCTATATACAATCATCGACTCTAAAAGTTGTTTGTTATTTACATAGTGCTCCGTTTTTTTTCTTGGCATAATCCAAAGATTCTCTCTAGAACTAGATTAATTATAACATACAATCATATACTTGACAACTTACAATAATTATTTCAGTTTCATGAGGTGACGAGGTGACAAATGTAAAGTTCCAAAGTGCCATACTTGACAAGACTTATAAAACTGTGTACAATAACTCTGTAAGGGTTGAAAGGATAAGATTAGCTTTCTTTATTACTATTAGGTTTCTTCCAATCTTCTTCAAGTTTTTTACGTGCATCACTAACATTTGATATGTAACCCATTCTTGAATCTGGTTTTACTTCATTATCAATATCAATTGGATCATATGGATTTTCAATAAAGTCGTTGTAAATATTAATTAACTTCTTATCATCCGTCTCTGTAATATAAATTACTTTATCAAATTTAATGATAAAAAAATCTTCATCTGTTAATTCCATCCAAGGTTTTACTTTTATAAATGAACCTTGATGTCCTCCCATCATACTCATGATTACAGGGTTTTGAAGAACTATAACAGTATCATCATTCACCTCGTCAGGCATGACTAGTGCGAAAATTTCCTCTCCGGAAACTAATTTGATAATAGCATAGAATTCTTCTTTCATCATTTTTTTAAAGGGATGTTTTTAATATCATAATTAAAATTTTCCTCATTATAAATTTTAATTCTTTCAATAAGGTGGTTTAATGTGTAATTTTTTCTGGACTTGTAACTAATATCATCGGCAATATCATATAAGGTTGCTTTTTGTTTCTTATCACTTTTTCGAAGAACTCTTCCAATAGATTGGAGATTTCGTATTCTTGATTTAGATGGTGATGCAAAAATTATATTGTGCAAATTTTTGATATTAATCCCAGTGGAAAAAGTCCCGTAAGAGGCAACGATAATCGCACCACTTTCATTTTCAGTGATTTCTCTAACTTTCTCTCTGTCTTCGGTTTCCACTCCACCATGAATAAAAAAGACATTTCGATTTTCAATAATATTACTTTTATTTATTAAATCAAATAAAGGTCTTCCATGAGTTTCTACTCTTGCGAATAGTATTAAAGTGTTACCTCTTAAATCAAGTGCAAGATTTTTTATGAATCTGTTCCTTTGATTATGATTTATAATATATTGAACTTCGTCCTCAAATGTTTCAAATTTATTTGGTGGGTGTTTCAATAGTAGCACATTGATATCTAGTTTAGCAAGATGCCCTTTCTTCATGAGCTCGTCAGTTTTAATGATCTTATAGGAAGGTCCGAACAATCCCTCAAGAACCCATTTATGTGTTTGTGTACCATCTAAAGTTCCAGTAAATCCATATCTATATTTTGCATTACTCAATTTTGTCATTATAGATACTAATGACTTTGATTTAAATTGATGAGCTTCATCACCTAATACTACATCAAATCTTTCAAAATATTTTCTTGGAAGTTTGTATATTGACTGCCATGTTGTGATTATAACTTGTGAATCAGTATCTCTATCTTTACCAGCATAAATTTTGTGACAATATGAACCAACATCCCAACCATAATCCGAAAAGTCCTTATACATCTGCTCTACCAGAGATGTCGTTGGGACAACTATCAGAGTATTTTTATTTTGCTCTACGAAGTAACGAACGATTGAGTAAATCATCAAAGATTTACCGGAGGCAGTTGGACTTATTATTAACCTTCTATTGCATTTTAGAGCATCGTATACTCCCTCAATTTGATAATCTCTAGGTTTATATTTAGAAATATATCCCATATAGTCCTTTACACCCTCTTTTGAAATCATTTTATTGACTTCAAAAGGAGTTCCATAATACTTATTATCTTCAAACTGATAAGTATAATTATGATCCTCACAAAATTGAATTAATTTATCTAATAAACCTACATATATTTCTCCAGTGTGATTACTAAATAATCTAATTTTACCATCCCAATATTTGCTTCGATACTGTGGCATAAATTTTGCACCGGGTACTTCAAAAGTAAAGTAATCGGATAATTCATAATATACATGAGTATCTGATTTTACTTGCAGATGAACTTCATTCTTTTTTGAAATAACCAAATGAGACATGACATCTCCACCATTTTAGTTATTTATTACTCTTCTCTGAGTGAAATCTATACCCTCCATATGATCATACTCATGTTGAAATACCCTTGAAGCAAGACCCTCTAATTTAATTTTATGTACTTTTTTATGTTCATCTTCATATTTTACAATAATTTTATTTGGTCTTTTAATTTTTAGGAAAAGATCTGGATAGGATAAACAACCCTCTTCCATTTCAACTTCTTCAGTGTATGATTTGATAATACGAGGATTAAAGCAAACAATTATTTCGTTATGTTCTAAATCTCTTATCATTGCAAAAGCTCTTTCCCATATACCTATTTGATTAGCAGATATACCAATGCCATTATAATGTAACATATTTTCAACTAAAGTCTTATGTAAAAATTGACGATCTAATTTGTAGCTACACGATTTAATAGGATGATGAAACAACTGATGCTCTGGTTTTACTAATTCTCTTATCATTAAAATCCTGATTGAAACTTCTGCCACTCTATGGCATTTTTTATTTGATATGTACGACCTGATATATTTCTAATAATTTCTTCAAGAAATTTAAGTGTTACATCATAATATTTTATCTTCATATCAATTGTATTTAACTTTTCATCTGCTTCCATGTGTCTCTGTATTGCATCTTTCTCCCTAACCTTATATGGAAATGGTTCTTCTGCATATACTTCTACAGGTGCTTTTCCTGTATAATAATTATGTCTTTCTAAACGAATACGATTGTATGATTCTCTTGCCTTCTCCCTTAATAACGAAATAGTATTGTAAATCGTATAATATTTTGAGTGAAGTTGAGGTATTTTTAATGATTCATCATGTAGATTATCAGGATCAATAACAGAGTCTTTCTGCCACATCTCCTGAATTTGATCAAGATTCATAAGGGTGTTCTTCCATCTGGTCTAACTATATTATACACTGTATATTTAAAAACTGCTTCGGCTGTAAAGTAATTTATATCTGTGTCTGATGCAGTAAAATCAAGTGAGGTTAAACTTATTGGAAATAGATCACTAAATTTAACAATCGCAGTATCTCTATAATTACTGTTTAGTATATGTAAACTACCATCACAAAAAGTTTCAGTTCTATCTAGTATTCCATCTTCATTTAAATTTAAGTTTTTAAATTCTTCAGTTGTTTCTGGATATCCCAATCCTTTTAACCAATTATGAATCAACATGTAATTTTCTAAATTTTCATCTACAAGAAAACTTAGTGTAAAATCACCAAATTGTAACTTATCACCAGGTACATCAATATCTTTTAAATATGATGTTTGTATTGCTGTGCCAAGGTTTAGTTCAGGTATTCTTGAAGAATAAGAAAAAAATGTTACCTTACGATTTTTAGATAAGGTAAATTTAAATCCTACAGGTGATAAAAAATTACGATTTTCTATCTGATTTTCATATGCTCTTGCCATAATTATTCACTTACTACCACTGCATTTTTCCACCAACTAGGTTGATAGGTGAATGATTTGTCTCCTATTGTACGTGTAACACTTGTATTTTTCTGATTGATTGCTTCAGTTTCATCAATATAAAT